TACTTGTTACTAAAGTTTACCATAAACGAAAGTTTACTTGTTACTAAAGTTTACCATAAATAAAACATTGAAAAGGTTATTGCTTGAATAACCCATTATATTAAAATATTTTAGAACGCAAACCTTATTTTAACGAAAAAACGTCGAAATAATCTTTGCAATTGATCAACCAGATTAACTGATCTTGTACATTTGCAAAATGTCCTCATATCGACCACCATATGATTTTCATGCACTGATTCATGACATTGTAGACAATTACTGCCGTTTGGATAGCCGTCTGGATCCATCTACCATTGATGAAAACATCATTCTCAAAATGGTAGATTATGAAGTTTATGGAATCTCGAATGGTGACGCCAAGACCATCGTCAATAAGTTCAAATTGGCCGCTAAGAACTTTTACTCTGTTCATCACAGGGAAAAGATGCTTATCTCGGTATATGCGTAATGAGATTGTCATAATACACGGTATGTATTTAGTGGTTGAATAGTAGATGGTGTATTTTCATTTAATATTTTGCATATTAAATTGAATATTATGATATCAAATGAATTAGTTTTCTTTATTTAATTCATTTACCAACAATATACCCTGTTGTAAATATTTATTTAATTTTGTCAACTGTTCAACATTTTTCCAACTCGATTTGTGTAAATTTTTTTATCGTATACACAATACGATTTTATTAATTCGTCAGCATTTTTTGATAATTTTTTAAATTCAAATCTCATTTTATTTAATTTTCTTGAATATGCATCATTCTCTTCAAAAAGTAAATCTATTCTATCCATATTATTCAATTACATTAAACTAAATAAATTCACAGTCGATGTCACCCATATAAAAATAAATCTAACGTCAATATAATAAATGGCAGAAGATCCAGTAATAATTCAAATTAAACCATCTCCTAATATAATTCCAGGAAGTAAACATTGTGAGGACACACAACATTCGGAAAGAATACTTTTAATTGTTGATGATACTTTTATGTTAACAAGTTCGTTTACAAATGGATGGAAACCTACTTTTGGAAAATTAGCGTTACCAGGTGGATCTATCAAAAAAAGTGATGCAAATACCCCCTCAGGGTATTTATTGGGATTTACTGCATTTAAAGAATTACAGGAAGAACTCGGTATAATACCAATATACGAAAATGAAGGAAGAAAATTTTTACTTGATTTTATAAAAAACCGGGTGTGGAAAATAGATGGCGAAGAATACCCACCTGATCGTGCAGTTGTTTATGGTGGCGAGGCTAATAATTTATATTTATCAGTCGGAAATCAGCGTTTATCGAGAATCGATGAAACAACACAGATATTTAAAAAATTCTTAACGGAAAAATCTGTTCTGATATCAGTTCAAATTACAAAAACCGATTTCGGATTATATTCAATTGAATATATATTTAGAGCAAATTTTGCCAAACACGAGTATAGATTCATAAAATCACTTGATAAAGAAGTTCATAATATGTGTTTGTATTCTCTAAATTCATTGCCAAGTCGCCAAGATATAGGTAAAACATCATCGTTTATTTCAAATGTAATAAATGCAAATAACGAAGACACAACTATAGATTTTTTCAAAGGTTGGTTCATTAATACATTGATATTCATAATAACCATGTGCCATGATAATGGAGAAAGAGGTAGAGGTAGAGGTAGAGGTAGAGGTAGAGGTAGAGGTAGAGGGTTTGGAGATGATAGAAGGTTTGGAGATGGTAGAAGAGATGATAGAGGGTTTGGAGATGATAGAAGGTTTGGAGATGATAGAAGGTTTGGAGATGGTAGAAGAGATGATAGAAGGTTTGGAGATGGTAGAAGAGATGATAGAAGGTTTGGATATGGTAGAAGAGATGGTACGTCATCGAGAGCTGATGTTTCTCCGTGGAGAAGAGGTCAGGTTGGTGGTTATGATGTTGACAATAGACAGATAATCGACGAAATAAATAAATTATCTATAGAATTTACAGATGTATTGAAAAAATATAACGATATAACTGCTGAGTTTGGCAAATTACGAACAAATAAATATTCTGAAATTAATTCCAAAAGTATTGCATTATGGTATCTAACGATAAAATTCGAAGAATTCCTAAAAGGTTTACCAAAATCGGGTCCCATAGTAGATTCTGATATTGATCAATTTAAAATATTTGTGGATGAAATAAAGACATTTATTACATCAGAAACTAGAACTACAAAAAAAACAATAGAAGATTTAATAAAAAAATATTATAGATTCCCGCTATCATGTGTATATGCAGACAAGACAGGTAATAAAAAAAAAACAGTTAACAGTCATTTGAAAAGAATATTTGCAATTAAAAAAGAAAATGGTCAATTAAGAGACTCTAAATATAAGGATTGGTATGATACATTTGACAGTAGTAATATAAATATAACGTCTCCAGGTATTCCTGGTGGAATATTATTAATTGGAGATAAACAAAAAATACACAAAGATATTGCACAAATCACTACACTTGAAAGTATTAAAAAAATATTATTATCACTTGCACTTACAGCAGATAATAAACGTAATCTTTCATCTATTATGGCAGTTGATGAAGATCTAGGAAATCAAATACGTTACACACATGGTATAGTTAATGGAGATTATGTAGTATCTGGAGACGGAAAACGATTGAAATATAGTAAAGAATATTTGAGATATCCAGTGGTAGACGGACAAAATGTAAAATATATTGCAAAATATGGACCAGCCGACTATTTAATACCTACTAATATACCAGACCAATATCCAATAACTTCTGTATCCATCGAACTATAAAAACACAATTTTCACATTTAATATAAACAAATACTATTTGTTTATATTATACATAAGGTTTAGATGGATAAATATTTTCCTAAAAAAAAAGGAATAAATACAGACAATCTAAAAATAACCGACATTGGTAAATTTAGTATAACATTTCCAACTGAAGCAGACGAGATTACAAATATCATATCAAAACAATTCAAAACACCCGGTGATATTGTTATAACTGATGCAACTGCATGTGTTGGTGGTAATTCTATAAATTTTGCTAATAATTTTGCTCATGTGAATTCAGTTGAGGTGTCTCCTTTGGAATGCGAAACTCTAAAAAATAATATTAAAGTTTATGGATTACAAAACAAAATATCTGTACATTGTGCAGATTATCTAACCATTAAAGATAAATTGGTACAACATGTAATATTTTTTGATCCACCTTGGGGAGGACCAGGTTATAGATATAAAAAGAGACTAAATATGAATCTAAGTGGTATAGACATAGTTCAAGTTATCTCAACATTATTGAAAAAAGCAAAACTAATAGTTGTTAAAGCTCCATCAAATTACAATATAAGTAGGTTAATTACAAATTTATCAGTTAAAAAAATCAGTATATATAAATTGGAAAAATATAATGTTATAACAATTTCTCCAAAAAATGATAAATAAATTAATCTGCATTTAGCAAACTGTTAACAATTTTCTTTGTTAGTTTTATTGGTAATTCGAAATTTGTCAAATTATATGTTAGTTTGATATCGCCAGTTGAACCATCAGGCAAAACAACTTGTTTTAATGTGTTTAATTTGTCAAATATTTCCTTAATATTTCTTTCTAATCGTCTAACTCCTTTTTCATTATCTTTGTCTGACTTTTTAACAATATGTTCCATAATATTTCTTGAAACAGTTATATCAGAATCACTCATATTTAAGTTTTTGATATATCTAGGTACAAAATAATTAAGTCCTATTTCTACTTTATCCTTAAAACTATAATTATCCATTCGTATAATAGGTAATCTGTCTTTCAATACACTATCAACTAATTTTTCATCATTTAGCGAGAACACAAAAAATATTTGCGATAAGTCTACCGGTATTTCCGAAAGATAAGTGTCTTTGAATTCACTGTTTTGTGTATAATCTATAATATGCAGTAGGGCCGAAACAATTTCCTTACCGCCAATAGATTCTTGTATTTTATCAAATTCATCCAAAAATATGATACCGTTTTTATATTCCATATGTGATAAAGCTTCAACGACAGCTCCAGGTTTGGCACCAATGTATGTTGCTGAATGTCCTGTCAAATGAGAGATATCATTTACACCACCGAGAGAAATTTGTTCGAATGGTAAACCGAGTCCATCTGCTAAGCTTCTGGCTAATGCAGTTTTACCAGTTCCGGGTTCACCCAATAAAGCCATACATCTACCAATACCATTTGGATTTGCTATCATAGATGCAGTTATTTCTATAATTCGTTCCTTTACTTTTTTTTGACTATATAATTTTTCATCCAATGAATTCATAACACCAGCTAAAAATTTATTTTTTTCTATTATTGGTTTGTCTGGAGATAATAATTCCACAGATTTGTGAGGTATACTAAGTACCCAATTAATCCATTCTCTTCTTTTAGTAAATTCTTCATTTGATTCGTCTAAATTTTTTATTTGTTCATATTTTGAGTATACAATCGATTTTATTTTTTTAGGTAAATTTGATCTTAATATTCTTTGTTGAAGGGAAATAGATTTGTAGCCGACCTTTTTTAATTGATTCAATATTTCGAAATCTTTTTCTGTCATTGGATGTGGATTATTAAATTTTTTATAAAGGAGTTCTTTTAATGAATAATATTCTTCCGTGTTTTTATCAATATTTCTTAATATTTTTAAATGTTCGTACAACCAACATTTTTCATTGAAAGGAAGACCAGACTTTAACACATCAATTTCCGAAACAACCTTTTCTCTAATATTGCTTCTTATCTTTTTTAACAATGGCCCGTATTTTTCATTTTCTTCTTTAGTTAATTTTTTTTTCCAATTTGTTTCTAATTTTTCAGCAAAATTATCTGCACCATCAACAATGGCATCTAATAAATTTCCAAAAGATGCTTTCGGGGCAAATTGATCGGGTTTTTTCATTTTATCGGTTGGTCTCAAATCATAACTATTAGATCGCTTTCTCTTAACAACTTTATTCTCATCTCTTAGTAGACAAGGATAATCTTCATTTTCTGATATAAATTCTTCGAGTTCATCGCGTTCACTCGGAATAGTATCTTCTGAAATTACTGAATCAGAATCATTTATTTCCCCAAAGTTGGAATTATTGGAATCATCTGAATCATCTGAATCATCTGAAATATCGGAATCATCGGAAATATCAGAAATATCGGAAATATCTGATTCGTCTTGTGAATATCCACTGTCAGAATCATCTTCTTTTTCTACCTTTTGTCTTTTTTTGATTGGACCATTTTTTCCATATATATCGCTTTCGCGTTGCCTCTTTTTTGAGTGCGATTTGTTATCTAATTTTTCACCTTTAGACATTTTGTTATATACATTCTTTGAATGTACAAGTTTTTATATTTTTTTATTCAAATTTTTATTCCTTATTTATTTTCAAAATAAATGAGAGATATATTACAAATTAATCATCTTTTGTATCATCTTCTTCCTCCTCCTTTTTAAGTACCGCTTCTATATCATTCATGCCTTCTAACTTATGATCTTCTACATCGTCAAATGCAACAACTCTATGTTTTAAATTGAAATTACATTCTTTATTTCTATCATTATATAATCGAACCTCGAGAACTCTTGAATATAACGGTAAACTAATATCCTTTTCTACTTCGGTGCCATCATTAATATATTTAGTAATATCAATTCGAACCTGATCTGTGATAACGTGAGTCATATTATGCGAAGCCAATTGGAACATGATATTTGTTACTTTTTTTGTACGTTGATCTTTTGTAAATGGAACGACTGCTTTTAATACTTTTTTTCGAGATTTTTTTCCTTTTTTTCCCATAATTATAATTACACATGTCGGTATTTCTTTATCTTTTTATAATTTTGCGAGTTTATGAAAAAGATGATATTTTGAAAGAATATATTAAGATAAAACTTGTTAATAATATAAAAATAATGTCAAGAATCAAAAAACAAATATCAATTGTATTGGCTGACCCAAAAAAGTATGCTAATGAAACTAGCGTCAATAAGTTAGAACAATTTCTTAGAGTTCTATCGGAAGCATATTATAATACTGGTGTCAGTTTAGTACCAGATGCTATTTTTGATTTGTTAAAAAATATATTAACAAATCGAGATCCCAAAAACAAATTTTTAACAGAAATAGGAGCAAAAATATCAAAAGATAAAGTCGAACTACCACATTGGATGGGGAGTTTAAATAAAATAAAAGCAGATGTTAAGGCATTGGATTTATGGAAAAGTAAATTCAAAGGTCCATTTATTTTAAGTGATAAATTAGATGGCGTTTCGTGTTTGCTTCATAAAGGAAAAAAAAAGGTAAAACTATTTACAAGGGGTGATGGTCTTTATGGTCAAAACATAACACATCTTTTGCCATATATATTATCAGATAAGGTAAAGCTATCAAAATTAGAAGAAAATACAGCTATACGTGGAGAATTAATAATGACTAAAAAGAACTTTGATAAATATTCAAAAAATACAGCAAATGCTCGCAATCTTGTAGCTGGATTAGTTAATTCAAAAACATATTCAATTCCAGTAGCAGAAGATACTGATTTTGTCGCATATTCTTTGATACATCCAGAGAAAGCCAAAGATAAACAATTGACTAAATTAAAAAAGTGGGGATTCGAGGTAGTTCATAATCAAGAGATCGATACAACTAAAAAACTAACAAATGATTTCCTAAGTGATCTTTTGATAAAAAGAAGAAAAGTGTGTAAATACGAAATTGATGGTATGGTTGTATCTGATAATTCCAAATATTATTCGTTAACATCGGGTAAAAATCCAAAAGATTCATTCGCATTTAAAACAATTTTAACAGATCAATATGCAGAGGTTACAATTGTAGATGTAATTTGGTCCCCGTCAATAGATGGATATATTATTCCCAAGGTAGAGGTTGAACCAGTTACATTGGTTGGTGTTACGATAACATATGCTGCAGCACATAATGCAAAATATGTTGTTGATAATGTTTTGGGACCTGGTGCAGTTATCAAACTAATTAGAAGTGGTGATGTTATTCCATATATATTGGAAGTATTAAAACCTGCTCCAACTGGAAAACCTAAACTCCCAACAATAAAATATAAATGGAGTAAAACCAAAGTAAATTTTATAGCAACTGATTTTTCTCAAATAGAAAATGAAATAATTATTAAACAATTTGTACATTTTTTCAAAACTATGAAAGTCAAATATATTAGCGAAGGAATAATAAAAAAATTTGTTGAAAATGGTTATAAGAGATTAGAGGATTTAATATCGGCAGATAAAAAGAAGTTGGAAGATATTGATGGAGTTGGAGATAAGATTGTAGATAAAATTTTTGAAAACATACAAAATTCATTCAAAACATCATCTCTTGTGCAATTTATGGCGGCGTCACATAGTTTCGGAAGAGGTTTCGGAGTTAGAAAAATTACACCGATAATAGAAGATATTCCAGATTTATTAACGAAAAAAAGAACGTCAAAAGAGTTAAAAGAGGAAGTACTCGATATTGACGGATTTAGTGATATAACAGCAAGTCAATTTGTTGACAATATGGATAAATTTTTAGCTTTTAAAAAAAGAATCGCTAAAGCAATAGATTTGTCTAGCATTGAAAAATCAACAAATAAAAAAAATAAATCTGATAAATTTAAAGGTCAAAAGATAGTTTTTACTGGATTTAGAGATGACGATCTTGAACAATATATAAAAGATAATGGTGGGTCCGTAACAAGTACAGTAACTGGAAATACAACCCTTGTAATATATGTCCCAACTAATAAAGAATCATCAAAAATATCAAAAGCAAAAGAATTGAAAATACAAATTAAAACAAAAGATGAATTTATAAAAGAAAAAAATCAAAAAAAAGTTTCCAAGAAAAAAGTATCCAAGAAAGTTTCTAAGAAAAAGTCAAAAAAATTTAAAAATCAAACAATAGCGTTTGCTAAACTAAAAGATAATGTTTTAAAAGATTATATTGAAGAAAGAGGTGGAAAAGTTACATATAGTATATCGAAAGATGTAACATTGGTGGTTTATAAAAATATTAAAAAGAAATTAATGGAATTGGAAAAAGCTAAGAAATTGAATATACCATTTGTCGAGGTTTCAGATTTTAAAAAAAAGTTTTCTAAATTGAAATAGTAACTATTAATATATTACGGAAATAATTTGTTTATAAATATAAATTTATAAACAAACATATACACATGAATAACATATACTACTCTGCAACGGCAGCAGCGCCATCACCCTCACCGTCCTCCAAAGGCGGGGGAGGCGGATCCCAGTGATAAGGGGTCATGATACCACCCATCTCGCTGAGTAGCCCACGGCACTGATCATAAGCCGAATGTGCCAAAGTCTCATGCATCGCCATCGCAGGAGTTACTGCAAGTACAGCGTCACCGTGATCGGCAGGAACAGAACTCATCGGAAGACGACCAGACAACAGTACCTCCAACATACTCGGAGAAAACCCCGAGAGAAGGATAGCACCCGGCTGAGAACCAGTCACTGGAGCGGTACCAGTGTCGCGAAGGTTCCAGTACACCATCGTCGGAATCTCATAACCATGCTCGCGGAACTTAACCGTAAGACGGTTGTGCATCGTTGCCCACTTGGGAGACGAACGACGACCACCATACGAGTACAAGTGCGAGCTCTCGGCCTGGTCGAACATCATGTCAGAAAGAACCATGAGGAACTTTGGCATGTTGGCCGGGGGAACACGGTTGCGGATTGCCGTCTGAAGGATGAGATCCATCGCCTTGACAAAGTCAGTTGAACCACCCCACGGTGCAGAAGAAATCACACGAACCTTGTCAACCAAAGGAGCATCGGGAATGGTCACAAGCTTGGGGGTGCTCTCAAACGTGATCAGCTTGTTCTTGAACGCTGGAGAACCGAAGCCGGAAAACAGAATGGTCAAAGCAATGGCCACAACCATCGGATCACCACTCATACTACCGGAAACGTCACAGAGACAGACGAAATCACCAGCAAGCTCTGTGTCTAGATGATCTGGATCAGTGAGGCGGTCAACCATGTTCTTGACAATCCCGTCCCACTGCGACTGAAGTACGATATGGTCTGCCTCGCTCAGAGCATTGGAACGACGAGCACGGAAACCATAACAACCAGCGTTAGCATCGTAAATCTTTCCCACAATCTCATGTGGGAAGAGAGTTCCGATCGCCTTCGGTGGTCGAGAGGTTAGATGGTGAAGGATCGCCTCACGACAAGCTACACG